TCTTCTGATCGAAAACTATTCTCATATATCTCATTTTTTGCAGGCGGTGGTGGATCATCTGCTGGTTATAAACTGGCGGGTGGTGACTGTAAATTTGTGAATGAATTTCAGCAAGTCGCAGTTGATACCTATCTTGCAAATTGGCCAGGAACTCCACACATCTGTGGTGATATCAAGAATATAACTGGCGCTCAGATCATGGAGATGACAGGAATTAAAAAATACGAGTTGGATATTCTTGATGGTAGTCCTCCTTGTCCGCCCTTTTCTATGTCTGGTACTAAGAAGAAGGGCTGGAATAAAGAGAAGATGGCTTATGGCATGAAGCAGAAGAACATCGAAGATTTGACATGGGAGATGATTCGGATTGCCGGTGAGATGATGCCGAAGGTTATTATATGCGAGAACGTCAAAGGTCTAACGATGGACTATGCAAAGCAGCATTTGGATCGTATGGTTACAGATTTTGAGGCACTTGGATATACAACTACATTTAAAGTTCTAAACGGTATTCATTTTGGTGTCCCTCAGAAACGTCAACGTGTTTTCATCGTATCAGTACGCAATGATGTGCTGGATGATATCGGCATGCCGCAGATTACCATTTATAATGGGAACATATTTCCAGAGCCTGCAAATGAAGAGCCAACTCTGGAAGAGGCCATTGGTGATCTACGTTTTAATAATGAGAATAGCGTTGAAGCACATGAACTGCGCGAATCTATGAAGAAGAGTGCTAAATACAAGTGGTTGAAACGTCTGCCCAAGAATCCTGATAAGGTTGTATCAGTGGGTGATGATGTTGTGGGCCCTTGGTATGATAAGCTGATTGCACATAGAGAGAAGTGGGGCAAGAGTATACCTGAGAAGAAGACCTCGTTCTATCAGTCTCGTAGAGTTCCTTGGCATCAAGCATCCCATACTTTATCTGAGCAGGGATTGATGACCAGCTTGGCAGTTCATCTACATGCTGAAGAAGATCGTGGGTACACCGTTAAAGAATCTACAAGAATTATGACTCTTCCAGAGGATTATATTAACACTGGAACTCTGGATCAGCGTCTTGCACGGGTCGGCCTGATGGTCGCCCCGATGATGATGAAATATCTTGCAGAGAGTATATACGAGAATGTGTTGCAAAAATACAACAAAAAAAGTGAAATTAGTTGTTGACAAAACCTATTCTGTGTGTTATAGTTAGATATAATGAGAAATGAAGAGAAAGATTAGATGACTGACTATTACGATGCTTACGTTTATGAAATCAAGATATTTAAGGATGAAGAAACCTTTTATTATGTTGGTTGGCATATGGGATTGATTTCAGATGAATATCTTTGTTCTTCATCTGATCCAATTCTAAAAGAAGATTACGCAAATTTTGACCACGAATTTAATGTAATCAAAACTGGCACAGCTTATGATATGGCATATCTGGAATGGAAAATGCTATCAAAGGTTGATGCTACAAACAACCCATTTTACTATAACAAGTCAAATGGTGGTGGTAAATATCTTAAAAAACATGGAAATATTATTATGATTGATAAACTTGAAGAAGAAATTTTGGCAAAGAAGTATCTTGCTGAACCTACACCTCTACAGAAGTTTATAGATAAATTGATACGCTTATATCAGATACGCGATGTGGACGGAACTGTTGCTTCTCACGTTACCAATCTTTCACATAAGATTGATGCTCTTGAGGGTGATATGTCTTCATGGGAGCCTATCGTTCTTTTTGAGGACATGGATGGATCAGGCGCGCCTGATGTCATGGGTCAGGGAAACCACACCACCACTGCCGCAATCAAATCTTCTAAGAACTACAAGATTTCTGATATTCCTACTCAAGTAATTCCTAAGTCAGTTTGGTCAAAACTTTCTCCTTTTGAGCTTAAGACACTTCTTTTGCGCTTGAATCCGTTGCCTGAGAAACCTTCTCTGCCGACCTCAGATACCTCTGCTATACAGTGGTTGATTGATAATTTCAAAAACAACGGTGTTCCGATTAAGTCTGATTCAAACACTGAAGAACTTAAAAAGTGGAATTTTTCGGTACAGAAGATTACGAAAGGATTGATGCCATCTGCTGTTAAGAATCTTAATAATAAAAACGGTCTGAAGCCTGGTCATATCATTATTGACTATACTCAAGGTGAGGCAAAACAGTTCTTGGATAATGCTATAAAAGAAAATACAGGTGATGATCAGTTCGCAATGGCCTGGCCCTCCTCTTGGTTGAAGTGGGATAAGATTATGCTTGACTACCTTCCTCTACACTATGATAAGGATTTTTGGACGATTTATATCTACCACAAATCTTCTGATGATAAGAAACTGTGGGAAAATACTGAATTCGAGAAGTATAACAAGACTTTCAAGATTCTAGGAGAGAAGTTTGGTATCCAAATTGATTGGGAGCCACTAAAGTTCTCTAAGAAAAATCCTCTTCTTAAACTTAACAAAAAAAAAGTTAAGTCTGAATTGAAAGTGGCTGCATAGTTGGTTATAAGTAAACTCTACATTCCAACTTATGGCAGAGTGGGGAGTCAAACTTGTTTTGACTCTCTTCCTGCTAAGTGGAAAGATAAGACGGTATTGGTTGCCCATCCAGAAGAAATTCACGATGGATATCCAACGCTGTCTTGTCCTATTCAAGGAACAGGAATTGCTCCTGTACGCTACTGGATATCTAAATATGCAGAGGGTACACGATATGGCGTTATCGATGATGATTGTGTGTTCCAATATACGCACAAAGAAAATGAAGAGGGCCCCAGTAACAGGTCACTAACAGATGATGAGTTTGATACGATGATTGATTTGTTTAATTCGTGGATGGATGAAGACTTTACCTTCTGCGGCTCTGATGCTGCATGGAACCCACCGACTAGGGATAAGGACTTTCGTACCAACTCTCGACTCAGCGGCAATGTATTCTACTCTGAGAAACTTCCCGTTGATAAGCTTGATTGGTTGGGATTGTCTATTTCAGAAGATTACTATGTGGCACTACAACTGTTAACTCAGGGCTATCAGAATCGAGTGAGTCTCAGATACCGTATTAATCCCGGCACTACACAGGCAAAGGGGGGGTGTTCAACTCAACGCACTCTAGATTCGCATAATGAGTCTCTTGTAAAACTGAGAGAGAAGTTTCCAGCGTTCGTCCAGTTAAGAGAGAAGATAGCAAAAAATAGTGGTGAGTGGAGTGGAAAAACTAAACTTGCTGCAACTATATCTTGGAAGAAAGCATATGCTTCATCCCAAATAAATACATTAGAAGAGTTTTTCTCATGAAGCATATAATCGCACAGAATGATTTTGGAGAGAAGGCCACTTTCGATAAGTGGAATGGAAAGTTTTACAATGAGTCAGACCTTGATGAAATTGTCCATGTAACTGAGGATACAGCGGTGTATCGCCCTGATTCCACTCTTGATGGAGTGGGTGTTCCTATTGCATATGTAGTGACAAATGCATTTCCGAATGATGATATGCGTGATTTTCTGTATGGGATTGAAGATAGTTCAGTCATGAGAGCAAACTGCTCAGGCCCTATTGACCCTGTAGAGATGGCAAAGAAGGGGTTGATTGAGGGCGAACACTATAAACTCCGTAGCCCAAACTCCTATCATACTCGCACTAAGAGCGGTGGTTGGGGTATGATCGCATATTCCAACGAAATCAATTCAGTCATGATCGGTGTTAAAAGAGGTCGCTTCACAGGGAAGATAAATATATCTAACCCAGACAAGTGGGAAGCACTGAAACCTCTATGTGAAGACGTTGAACGTGCATTTGAGAAAGCTGCACCTGAGATTTACACTCGACAGAGAAAGTTTGCAGAAGATGCAATTGCACCAGAACATCGTCATGGTATGATCACCACCCTGAGTGCTAATCGGTACAGTGCAATGCAGAGTAAAGCAATGGCTGTTCATAGTGATGGTAAGGATGTTGAGTATACTACTATGAGTTGCCATCGTCAAGGTGACTACGAGGGAGCGTATCTCTCATTCCCTCGCTGGGGTGTGGGGGTAGACCTTCCAGATAACTGCGTGTGTATCGCGGATTCAAAGAGTTTACATTGTGTTACACCTATTCGTGGCGCAGGTCAGAGGTTCACCACAGTGTGCTATACAGACCTATCTACAGCGACAATAGGGAATATGGGAAAGTCAGAACGTCTGATCGGACGTTTTGCGAAAAAAGAAGTTGGAAGTTTAGAAGACTTTATTTAATTGACACCCATCAAGTTCTATGTTATATAAATAGAATATAACACACATGGAGCAGTTGAATGTCTAACCTCAATCACTATGTCCGGCAATTACGCCCCCGCACAGAATCATACATCCCCCATGTCGATAGGGTTCAGAACCTTCTAAGAGAACTGACAATATCTCCTCATTATCAGCAAAAAGGTATCTATAATCCATTTTACGAATTAACTATTGATGTTGAGGCAGATATTAGACCAGAGGTAGGGCCCGGCGAAATTACGTTTGAAAATGTAAAAACTGGAACAGGTACACTTATAAAATCATACGGTAAAGGTAAGTTTCATTTTCAGATAGTTGTTGATGGGGATAGAACAAAATATCATATCATAACAACTGGGACTTATGTAACTAATCACTTAGGAATGAAAAAGAGACAGAGTGCTACCGCATCTTCAGATGTTAACGAATACCTATCTCTATATTTTATACAACACCCAACATTTACAGATGCAAAAACTTTCATGTCAGATGTTGGAAAGTTAACTGACGATACAGGAATTCTTGCGTCTGGTGGTTCGGTTACTTATGAAGACTTACGTGAACTATTGGATAAGGATGAAAAAGTAGAAAGAGATATTCTTATTGGTTATAATAATTCTAAAGCAGTAATTGCAGATTTAAAATCTATGAAGGTTAACTGGTCAGTATTGCATTGGGTTCCACAAGCAAAACCTGGCGGTATACGGAGGAATAATCCTTCAGATATAATATTAGAATTAGATGATGGTTCCTATATTGGATATTCAAATAAAATAAGTTCTGGAAAGGATGCTACTCCTAAACTTAATACTGGTATTTGGTCTGCTTATAAAAAACGAGCGGATACAACTCAATTAACAAAAATTGAGAGGATGATCGATAAGGCATGGAAAGATGCTGCAAATAAAATTAAATCAACTTCTAAAAACGCATATCCAGTAATAAAAAGATTTAATATTAAAAAAGAAGCATTTAGTGAAACTACTTCACAAGAGGCATTTATGGGACTTGCAAAAGCGTTTGATAAAGATGGTTTAAAATTTTTTACTGACGATATGTATTGGCCGTTTAGAAATAACTTAATTAAAGCATATTCAACTTATTTGAAAAAGCCTGCAAATATGCGATATCTCATGAATACTGTTGCAATTTATACTTATGATGATCCTTCTGACACCCCATGCCCATACAAATTATTGATAGGATCAGAAAAAAGTTCTACAATAACAGATGTAGTGTCAGATGATACGCATAGACAAATATTCTTTTCTGAAGATGATGCTGATTTTACAAAAATAATAACAACGTATGATAATAAAAGTCAATCATTTAAGGCACAATTTACACATAAACCATCTGGATTAACAGTTAAAAATTCGTGGACATTAAGAACTAGATCACAAGGTGGATGGGGCGGTAAAAATCTATATTTCACAACAAGTGGATTCAAATTCTCATGAAAACCTTTAAATCTTTATACGAGGAATTAGATTTCGCACCCACGCACTCATTAAGTTTATCAGAACTTATTTT